AAACAGCGGCGATCAACTTGAAGGAATCGTAGAAATCGACGGCGCACACGTTGCGGGCCACATTCGCCCCACGAACAAGCGCGCAGATCGCCAGGATCGCCGCATGATCCGCTCCGACAAGCGCAAGGTTGTTATCGTTATGCGCGAGCGTAAGGGCCGTACCCGGACCTTCGTTGTGAAGCACGAGCGGGAAGGTGTCGCGTTAGCCTTCCAACACATCAAGCCGAATACCGAAGTCCACGCGGACGAAGCATCACACTGGGACGTGATAAGCGCGCGCTTCGACATAAAGCGCATCAATCACTCGGTTCAGTATTCGACGCCAGAGGCCAACACGAATGCGGCGGAATCGTATTTCGCGAGACTCCGCAGAGCGGAGCGCGGGATCTACCATCACATCGGTGGCTACCTGAGCGCGTATGCGATCGAAATTTCGTGGCGCGAAGATCGTCGCCGGCAGAGCAATGGCGAACAATTTCTTGCGCTGACGCGCGCTACTACGCAGGCACCTGTTTCCAAGCAGTGGGTTGGCTACTGGCAGCGCCATCGCAAATGATCGCGGAGCGCATCGACGTGCGGGTGAAAACCAGTCGAAGGCGCGCGGACCGTACAAGAAGAAGAGTTAAGCGCGCCGCCGTCCGACGATCAGGTCGAACAAGTCGCCTGCGGCCTCAAATGACGGGGCCTTGGCCAAGACTTCGAACGTGGACGCCGTTTCGCGAACAACAAAATAGCCCTCTGCGCCCCCTAGTCGATCGCCGTCGACATGTTCGGCGTAGGCTTGGCTATCTAAAGGCGTAACGTAGAGCGTCGACGAATCGTCAAGTGTGGCGACTAGCGCGAGATCATCCATGACCGAAGCCCCTCACTACCGCTTTCACCTCAATCCGCGATTTTCCGCAAATCACTTGGCCGAATACCTGTGCACGACGAATGCACGGCAGCGCACCGCCGTCATTCGAGAGGCGAAATTTCCTCGCCGCGTGCAGATGGCTTCGTATTCTCAAATCAAGCCCGACATCATCCGCTTTCTGGCGGGAAACTCCGGTGACCTTTCGCACTTCGATGCGACCCTTGATCGGCTCGCGGCGAAGGCGCGCAACGACGATCGGCCTTCTGCCAAACTCGAAGCTCGCAGGTGTCAGAGTGCTATCGAGGCGTTTAAGGAAGCGTTCCAACACGGGCGCGCGAAAAACTATTCGTTTACCACTGGCGGCAACGTCTTGATGAGGCTGGAAAACGTCAACGTGCATATCACGTTGGACGCGGGCCTGATGGAAACGACCAGGAAAGGTGAAACGCATAGCGGCGGGTGCATCCTTTTCATGTCCGCGTCGGCGGATGCCCGGAAGAATATAGACGACCGCAGAAAGCATGTGGCGGCGCTTGTGCACTGGGGGCTTGAGGGCGGCCAGATGGAACCTCTGTCCAAGCTGTGCATGTCTTTTGATGTGTTCGGGACCAAGCTCGAAAAGGCTCCGACATCCTTCACGCGCCTGCGCGCTGAAATGCGTGATTCCTGTCGTGAGGTTGCAGCCCGATGGGATGAGGTAGAGCCGCCCAACGGTTACGATGGGCCTGACTGGCGGCGCTAGCCGTCGTCGCCTATGTCAAGCGCGCATGGGGTCGTCTGGGGAGACGACCATGGTTCACTGGAACGACAAGGAGCGCGGGATTCCGCTGACGGATGGGCCGTGCAACCCGTATGGGCTCAACCTGTCGTGCGAAGCTTGCAAGCATTCGGTCTTAATGCCGTGGGCTGACGTGTTGAAGCGCTGGCCTCTGGGCGCCTACAGCCGCGATATGGCCGCATCGCTGAAGTGCTCTCAGTGCGGGGCTCGACAAGCCTGCATCATGGTCAGCGCACACACACCGGCAGGGAGTTAGCCTCCCCCGGCCAAAGAGAGCTATAAAGGGCTATCGTCTGAGGTAGCCGTTTCCAAACAAAGAGTTGGCTACCAGCCGCTTGCCACTCTGGGAATCCTGCTGGAATCCCTTGCCTTTTTCTTGGAACAGACATAAAAAATCGACGCGCCAGCGGCCGTGAACCGCTGACGCGCCTAGGTGAGTCACCCTATATCAATGGGGCACCTCACTCCGCTGGTTGGCTTCGCGAAAGCCTTCCATCGCCTACCTCCAGGTTGGAGGGTGGAGCTTACGCCCCACCCCCCGGGTTACGGCCTCGCCGCTGATCACCTGCACGGCATACCATGCAGGTCACGTAGGCCCCGGGATTGCGTCCCGGGGCTTTTCGTTTTGGCTCACTCCGCCGCCTGGGACGGTTGAACCGGAAACATGTCCGGGCGCGTGGTCTTCGTGTCCATTTCCTTGCCGGTGAGGGACCAGCCGTGACCACGGCCATGAGATTGAAAATCATCAGAATTTGACAGCATAGCCGACAGATTGTTCGCCGGCACGGTACCGGGAACGGTGATCCCTTTCGCTTCAAGCCGCCTGAACAATTCAGTCGCTCCCATCGGGCGCCCTTCAGTCTCGCTGATCTCGCGGATGGCTTGCAGTATTGAGAGCGTCGCCGGGGATTTGGCGCGTCGGCTCATAACGGGGGTACCACCACCGTAGAAACGGTTCGTGGGCGGCGTCCTGTTGGACGGCATAGGCAGATCGCCTTCGCCGCCTACGTATTGAACGCGGGCGTCCTGCAAGCGTTTGAGCTTGGCGTAACGCGGGTCGGGATGCTTCTCAATGTCGGCCTTGAGGAGAGCCATCTCCTCGTCAATGGCCAACAGCACGCGGTCTTTCATCGGATGCTGTCCTTGGCCCCACGCCGATATAGCCAACTTCCCAGAGCACTGCAAGCGGTACCCAGAGCGTGAGTCCTTGCGAAAAGCAGTAACTCTGGGCTTGACACGTTAACCGGACTCAGTCCTTCGCGAGTTCCCAAGCCTTGTATTCACCTTTCATTCCGTGGTGACGGATCAGGCCTTGCCGCTTCAGCGACGTGATGCACGAGCCGATCCGCTTGGTGAGCAGGATGCGCGTGGATTCATCCGGCTCTAGGCCGCGATCCTTTATCCAGTCGCGGGTGATATCCACTGAGGTCATCGGCTCAGGCGCGATGCGTAGCGCGTTCAACACGAAGCGGCGCGTGTGCCCGAAGTGCGCGCGGTGCTTTGTAGCGTAGCGGTTCTTGAGGCGTTGTTGATGATCTGCGTCAGGATCGAAAAGCCGAATGCACGCATCGAGGTGATCGATGTCGCACGTCACTTTCTTGGCGTCGGCAATGAGGTTGTCGTGGAGCTTCACAAGCTCGGCGCGTTTGGCCTGTACGCCAGCAATTGTATTAGGGCGTTCCATGCCACCGCTAATAGTCACCAAATCAGGTGACGTCAACTACCGTTAGTGGTGAGTTTGATCCATGATGCCGGAGTTCAATTCTCAGCGCTAGTACCAAACAAAAGGGCCGCTCCTTGCGAGGAAGCGGCCCAGTTTCTTTGAGGAGAGAAAGCGACGGGGTATCTTCGCGCGCCACCCCGTAGGACGCTGGCAACAGTCTCACTGGGAAGAAAACGGGAAACCCAGTGAGCGTGCGAAGTCAGAGAGCAAGCCGCAAACCTAGAGTGATTTGGTCGCTTGCGAGATCCACGTCACCGAAATCTGTGGAGAGATTGGCTTCAAGGTGGCGGACTTGAACCTCACCAACGAGATTTTCCGAAAGGCGATAGGCGCCGCCATACGAATACGACCAGCCCTGCCCATCGCCGTTGATTTCGGTCCCAAAGATTGAAGCCGAAGCATCAACGTAATCGACGCCTGCGCCGGCAAAGACACTGGCGCGATCACCAACAGCGAAATCGAGGAAGGCGCTCGCGTGATAGTCCAGGGCTTGCCCTTCAATGGCCGGGCCGCCGAAGTTCAGATCGCCTTGGAGCCGGTCAACGCCAAGCTCAACGCGAAACGGGCCTACAGCCTTACCGACCGCCACGCCGTAGGTCATATCATCCGAGAAGGAGATGCCTGAGACTTCGGTGTTCGTCGCCTGCCCTACTCGCACAGCAGCGTAATCGACAACCGAAGCATCAGCATTAGTAGCCAGCGCATTGATCCCTACCAACGCGGCAAGAGCCGCGCCTACTTGAACAGAAGACTTCATATTTTCTAGCCCCGCTAAAAATGGAAATGCTGGGTTGCCTCAGGTACGGCCCAGCTCCATTTGCGCCGCCTACAGTCACATGGCTGTGGAGACCCTTTGGCTTGGGGAGGTTCAGGGCAAAGCGTTTAACGTGCCGTTAAAAGCCTCAGGCTCAGACTAGGCCACGTGAGCACTATCGACGCATACGAGCCGCCGCCAAAGAACGAATGGGTTCGCCCTGTCGTGGTGGGTTGGGCTGGGTTCATGGGCGCCTTTGGCGCTTGGGGCTGGATCGCGGCCAACGGCTATACGAACGCTGGGTTCATTAGCGCTGGCGTTTCCCTCTTTGCCTGCATGATTTTGCTCAACGCTTCGGTCCAGCTTCGTAGGGCCGGAGCCAAGCGTGCGCGCCGCGCCGCGACGATATGGACCCTAGCTCTCGTCCTCTTTGGTTCGTGGTCTGGATACTCGGCTCACCATGCCTTTGAGATGACGACTGGCGGGCCTGCTGATATTACCTCGCTCTTGAGCGTAAATGCAATAAGCTCTGGATTTCTTTTGCTATTTTTCCTTGGGGCCGCATGGATTGACCCCCTCCTTATGTGGGCGGTTGAGGATACCGAGCGCGCCAAAGAGCCTGAGGCCGAGCCGGAGCCGATCAAGCCGAAGGGCCGCGCTAACTTGCGGCTCATGGCTGGTGGGCTTGGTGGGGCCGCTGCGCTCGCTCTAGCCCCTAATGCGGCCCGAGCCATGGAGCCTGTCCAGCACGGCCCAATTAGCGAACCGATGAACCGCACTTTGGTCCGCAACAATGAGCCAGATCGGGCTCAGGCCAAATTGCTGCTCTCCCAGGGGCTCACGGCCTATTCGGTCCACAAGGCCACAGGCGTCCCAATCTCGACGCTGAAGCGGTGGGCTAAGGCCGCTTAAGGGGCTGTCTGAGCCAGCCTGCGGTTATAGTCCGCACACGCCTCTAGCGCTTCGTCGCCCTTGGCGTTGGCGGCGTCCAAGGAGCTTTCGACTTGGGCGCCATAGTCCATGAAGTAGGTGACGGCAGCGGGCGGAAGCGTTTCCAGAATGGCTCGATCAATCGGGCCTGGTCCTGGCTCATGCGTCTGGAGCGATGCTGGACAGATAATCGGTCCGAGCCCCAGTGAGACGTTCGGCGGATTGTGCGCGCAGGCTGTCGCGGTGAGCAAGATAAGCGGCGTACTGAGCTTCCAGATCGGGTGCATTGGCTATCTCTTGGCGAACACGGGCTAAATTAGCTTCACGTGAAACCCGTAAACGTTCTGCTTCTTGTTCGCGGGTGAGGCGATCCATTGCTAGATCATACTCTGCGTGGCGAGCCCGCTCTTGGGCGTCCATATACTTCTGTTGCCACTCGCCGCGTTCGACTGCCGCGCCTTCGGCGTAGCGAGATTCCCCGTAAAAATATAGGATACCGAGCACAAGCGCGGCGGCTGCCACGCACCCGATTAAACGCCACGGCACACCGAAGGGCATTGAGATCCCCGAGAGGAATGGACGTATGGTATTCCCAGTCTGCTTTAGGTTTTGCGCGGCTGGCGCTGGCGGCGTACCCGCGACAACCGCCAGCGCCGCCCCACCAGCGCGTCTAATCTTGGCCCAGTGTTGCGTAGTCAAAGAGCCAGCGACGCAGCCGAAACAAAATGCCAGGAGCACCAGCACTTAGAGAATATCCAGATTGAGCATGTAGGCGATCCAGCCGGCGCCAACCACGATCAGTGCGCAAACGAAGAGGAGGCAGACAGCGCGAACGAGGGCCATTAGGCGGCCTGCAATGCATCGTTGTTTACGAGGGGAGGCCGGGGCGCGCTGCGTAAGTTGTCTGCATTCGCAGCGTCACGCTTAATCGTGTGGCGGTTCTGGAAGTGCTGAAGCATCGGCAACAGCACCATTGAGCCGAAGGCTGCAAAGCCCTGCCAATCAAGCTCACCGAAAACGGCGTAGCGATAAAGCATGATCGATGCGAGACCGAACAGGAAAAGAACGGCAGCGGCAGCCAGTCCAGCAATCGTACCGGGGCGCAAAGCGCGGTTTAAAAGGTCAACACTCATACCTAAAGGCTAGCGCTTAGGGCAGGGCGGGAGGGGTTTACCGCGCCGCTTTAGGCTTGCTTCACGACTTCGACCACATAGCTCTCAACCGCAACCGTCTCACCAGTATTGGTGAGTTGGCCGGTGACAACTAGATCGACGCTGGCGGTGGTGTCGATTGCGCTGGTGATGACGCCAGCGGCTAGGCCATTGCTGAACCCCGCGCTTGCGGTCAAGAAGCCGACCTGCGAGTTGGTGGCGTTCCTGTTGAAGATTTCTATTTCAGCCCGGCCCGATGTGGTTGTCGTGTTGGCGGTGCTGTAATAGATCGTGCCCGCCACGCCATTGAGGCGCACGCGAACGGTCTTGGTGTTGACGCTGTTGGTGTGTGAGAAAACAAAGGTGACGCGCACAAAGCCATTCGCGCCCAGCGCATTGGCGGGAATGGCGATAGTTCTGAGGGCGGTTTCGTTGGTGTCGCCGGTGTGGCTTGATTGCGCGCCAGAGGCCGCGAGAACGTAGCGCTCTAAGATTTGGCCCGCAAACTGTCCGCTATCAGAAAGCGTAACACCTGATCCGTCTTGAAGGACTCGGCCCGTGGTAGAGTCAAAGCGCGCCACCGCATTGTCTGTCGCGCTCGCTGGCCCTTTGACGCCGCCGACTTCAATCCAATCGGTGTTAAGAGTGTGACCCGTTCCAGACGTGACGCGCGCCCAGCCGATGCGCCCGCCGCCATTTGTAGCAGGCGCAGTACCCCAGACAAACCAGCCTGCATAATACCAGCCGCTCGAAGGCATGGCTGACGCACTCGTCGCCATCTGCGATGAAATTTCGCCGTATGTCGCACTCGTCGGGTCGCAATCGGCTATCACATAGCGCCAAGCTCCGTAGCCAGTCAGAATATGACCGATGCCCTTATTGCCCGCATTGAAACCGGTTGCTGTAGGCGTGCCGCAATAGGCGACGTTGTCTTCGATCAGCAATGTCGAGAACACGTTTGACGCAACAAGCTGACCGCAATTCTTAAAGGTGTTGCCTTTGATCTGGACGCCTTCGCAATTGCCTAGATCAATGCCGCGCGGGGCGCTTGATGCATCATAGCTGCCGTCCGTGTTTGAGTTTGAGTTGACCCTGAAATAGTCCAGATCGAACACGTTGCCTTCAATCAGAAGATTGACGTGCTTAGCGGCCGACCCAATCGCTACACCGTAGTCCCTGGCGTCAAACACCGTGTTGTCGCGGATGATGATGTTGTAGTAATCAAGCTCCGTCACTGGTGCGGGCAAGCTGATAGCTTGCGCGGTATGCTCAATAGTGTTGCCCTCAACCACAAGGTTAATGAACGACGACACGGTGCTAAAGCTAATGCCTAACGCCACACGCTGATCCGTGTCATCCATAGCGGGGTCGTAGGCGACGCCCTGATAGAGCGCGCTGCCGTATCCGTAGTCGGAGAACGCGGCGACGTTAGGTAGCGTGCGGCGGCAAATATTGCCCCGGATGACAAGCCCCGCCATCGGCGGCATCGCGTCTGCGGCATCGGTCCCGTCAGCTTGGTTCCAATCCCACGGGCGAATGACGGCGCTATCTGTTGAATCCCAGCGATAGGGCAGCGCGCTATGGGTTGCGCTTGCGCCAACCGCTTGCACCGCCTTGCAGTTGATATATGCGGTCGCGGGCGTTGGCGTTCCCGAATTGATATTGACCGCATCGCTGATGATATTGTCGGCGATGACAATATCATAGTGCGGATTATTCCCTTCGGATGACACGCCAGGACGGACGGCTATGCCTTCTCCAAAAATGGGAAGCGTTATCACGTTGCCAGCGCAGATAAGCCTCTTGGCCCCGAGTATCTTTATCGCGCCAGCATTCACGATGACGTTGTTGGAGACGATCAGACGTTCGCGCTGAGGGCTGTAGGCCGTAAGCGTATCATTGGCGGTGTGGAGCGCTATAGAATCATCGCCAAGGCGCTTGAGGGTGTTATTGGTGATGATGCAATCGCTTGTGTCGCGCACGCGCACGCCATCTGCGGCAATATTCTCAAACCAGCTATCGGTGCATTCAAACGCTTCGCAATAGTGGAAGTCCATAGCTTCCGCGCCGATGTTGTAGAACTTGCAATTACGGATGCGGACTTGCTTGTAATAATCGAGCCAGAGCGGATTTCCAGCGCGCTGAGCCGTGGTCGCTAGTGTGCCTTGAAATTGGATGTTCTCAAACGAGAGGTCGCCCTTAGCGGTGTCGGCGATATTCTTGAAGGTATAGCGCTTAGAGCCGCTTGTGCCTTCGTTGATGAGCAGTATCGTGCCTTCGCGCGATTGGCCGACAAGGGCGATGCCGCCAGCGCCAAGATCGAGCGAGGTGCTTGACGGCAGGCTATATTGCCCATCTGGCACGAATACCGTTTTGATGGATGACGATGCTATGGCCGCATCGATCGCCGCCTGGAACGCAGCCGTGTCGTCGGTTGATCCATCGCCAAGGGCTCCAAAATCTTTGACGTTGAACGATTCTCCAAAGCGCGCAGCAAGCGTTCTTGCTGTAGAGGAGCCGGTAGCGATGACGGTCATATCACCGGCTCCGCCTAGCCAGGCTGAAAGCGTCTTACGCCGACCGCCCGCTGAGGACCGGACAAGCTCGGAGCCAATGCCGTCTAGGAGAACGCCCTTGCGATGTGAAAGCATAACTCTTACCGGCCTTTGAGTGTTGGAAGTTGATTAATTGGCATCGCCACCGCCGCCAGGAGTCGTGGCATCTCCGGGGTTGGTCGAGCCGCCGCCGCTATAGACAAATTGAACAGTGAAAGTGAACGTATCGATTGCAGCGCCCCCATCGCTCAAGTTCGTTACAGTCACCGTGCCTGTATCGTAATTTCCAAGAGGGTAGGTGTAGCCAGCGAACATTTTGAAATAGAGTTTGTCGCCAACGCTGGCATTCACCGTAACGGGCGTAAGCGCTAGCGATTGAACCGCCACGCCGTTCTTGATCCATTGTCCCTTGGCCGGGCTTCCTGAACTTGAAGTCCACGCGGCGTTTAACGTGATCTGTGTGTCAATGGCCGCGAGCGTTTGCTCTGAAGCAAGATTGCTTTCATACCCCGTTGAGGTATCCGTGACGCTGATGTTGCCCCAATTCAGAGCGTCAGGCGTTACATCCGTTCCGCCAGATGCGGCGTCGCCGCTATCGAGAAATAGAACAACGCTCACCGGTTGCGCCTCAAACCACGGAGCAGCGTTTTCAACCCGGCCGCGTTCGTTCCGTCATCCACGATGTCAATCGTTATCTGCTCGTCGTCAGCAAGTGATGTATCGCTCAAAACTGCAGGCGTTGCTGCACTTGTGCTAGTGGATTCGTTGGCATCAATCGTGAGCCGGGTGGAAAAAATACTGGAGCCACTAGCCTTGATGTCAATGTCAACAATGCCGGAACTGCTAGCCGTGGTGAGCGAACCTCGTGGGATTGCGTTCAATGTCATGGCAAACGGCATGCGGAACGTCCGCTTGGCTACTCCAGTAGTGATCGCCGTGGATTCGTCTCCAATCGGAACGATGATTTCTGCGGGCTCAACCAAAGGCTTTCCATCACCGCACCAATAGGCAACCATACGCGTAACGCCCCCGCCGTCACCAACGACAAGGCATGAATCACCTGCAACGGTCGTGATATCGGCAGAGCCGGGGAGAAGGAGGTTTGAGGAGTGTGTCAGCGTTGTAGCTGCATCGAACACAAGCAGACGCCAGCCAGCCGTGAGCGTCATTGTGCTAATGCCGGTCGTGCCTGTGACGTGCGCCCATGTGCCGGTCATACTGTTGAGATTTATCGTTGCCGCTGACGCTACTGCCGCACCCTCATTGAGATTAAGCGGCCCTGTCATCGTGCCGCCAGCAAGAGCTAGGTAAGCTGCCAGGGCCGTCGCAATCGACGTATCAGCCGTTTGGACGGGGTTATCCGTGCGCCACGTTGATCCGTCTGATAGCTTGATGATGCGCTTGTAGGATAGGCTAGGGTCTAGCCAGTGGATCGGAAACCGCCCCTTGGAGTCAGACGCATTCCCGCCGCTAAGCGTTGCCCCAAGCGAAGTCAGAAGCGTTGAGTCAGAATAGACGGCTTGGGCTGCGCCGCCCGTTGTCTGATATTCAAGCGTCGCCCCGACCTGAGGTCCGGTCGTATCGATGACTTGAATAAATTGCGGGCCTGCGGGGGATGCCATGAGCGTATCCTAGGGGAGGGTGCTTAAGTGGGGGTTTAGGGAGCTAAATCCGTTCGTCGCCCATCCCTTAGTTTGGGGAGACCTAAGCGCTGTATATTTCGCTCGACGGCACTTTTGCTGCACCCGATAGTTCGTGCCAATGCAGGCGCGGACATGTTTTTCATTTGCGCATCTAAAAGGATTGCTGGCCAATCGAATGGCTCGCGGTTTTTGACGAGCGGCAAATGCTGCATTTCATCTCCGCACAATATCTCGTCTGGAGACGCCCGTCGCCAGCGCGATCCAACTGAGACAGACCCGTGATTCATAGCGCGGTATATTGAATCTGCATGCTTCAGACCTAGCGCTCTCGCAGCCTCTGGCGCGCTTCGCCAGCGACGAATAATCATCCCGCATTTAGTTATTTGCACTACTGGAAGCGCTTTTTCAGACAGCTTCGTCTTAGTCTCTTTCGAGTGACTGCGCCCGTACCACGGGTGAGATTCACCCTTCTGATGTAAGAGGGCAGCGCGCTGACGCTCATTCATTGGGCGCCCCCGTTGCCAGTTATTCTTGAGTTTAGCTTCTCTTAGTTTCTTGATTGATTCTTCAGTATGCTTTCGGCCCCTTCCAGCAGCAGAAATCCGCGCTCGATGTTCTGGCGACAATTTCTTACCTCGATTGATGGCAGCCATTCGTTCAATTTGCTCTGGCGTGCGCTTTACGCCACGCGTACTTCCTGCCATCGGCGCAATATTATATCCATTCGTTCCGAATGGCCGGAGTGTGTCTAAGTAATACTGCTCCCGAGCGATGAGTTCATCCGCATGAACATGCTCGATGATTGAGAAAACAAAAGCGGCCTCGCCATGTTTTTGCCAAGCGCGCTGTAAGTGTATTGAGTGATGCTTATTGCGTCTAAGGTGATGCCTGTGCATACCCCATCGGTCACTAAACTTGAGTGCGGAGCCGATGTAAAACTTGCCTGTGACGGAGCAAGTTATTTGGTAGATGCCGGAACCTTTCATCAAGATACTATAGCGCGATCTTGTACACGCCTCCAGTTACCATTTTCATCAGCAAAGGCTATGGTCGCGCCGCCTGTCTCGTTGGTGACGTAGATAAGGCATCGCGCATTGTTTGCAGCACTCGGAAGCGTCGCCACCGTGTAAGATGGGAGCGGCCCAAGCGCTTCCCCGCGCTCGCCGCCAGTGCGCTTGATGAGGTCATTGAGGCGCGTGAATGCGTCCCGCATCATCTGGCCGCCTTGACCAAGAAACGGCTTACGCGGGTCAAACTCGGTGATCGGAATGGTGGTCATTCGCGCTCCATTCTCTCACGCAAAGCGCGCTGGAGAGCGTTGCGATCACTTCCTGCGTTAGGCGCAGTGCTGCGTGAGCCATTTCCGGCCCCCGTTACTTCAAAATGTTCGTCAAAGAATCGCGTGATGTTTTCGACGTTCGGTCGCTCAATAGTGGTCGAGATTGGGTTGCCGCCGCCGATGCGATCGATGTCAATAAGCAGGGGTTCGCCGCGAAACTCTTTGTTCCACATGCGCGCAATAGCTTCGATTTGACGGCGTGTTGGACGAACTGTGACGGAGACGCCAGAGTTAGGCATGAGCCGAACTGCGGACGCTTGCGTCTGAAAGTCGAGCATGTCGCGGCTAGAGTCGGACGCCCCACCCCAATCATTGCGTTGCGTGATCCAGTCACTTGGAACGTCTCTGTGGTCCGTGTGACGAACGCCAGCTTGATAGTCTTGCCCGGTCGCAACATTGCGTTGACCTTGACGGACGTAATCGCCACCAAGCATCTCATGCCGACCGGATAGATCAAGCATCTTGCCATCGGGGAGAACGTAACCTGCCTCGCGCGGATCGTTCGTTAGCCCGAAATGTTCAACCGCGCGGGCGACAAGCGCCTCATCCACGGGCTGAACTCTAGCCGTAGCGGACGCAGCCTGTCCACTTCCTCCGTCAGGTTGTGTGCGCCCGAATGTGACTTCAATGCCATCGCCAACAGATCGCGCCGACACGCCATCGGGCATGTTCGCATTTCGCAAGAGCAGTGCATGAAGCCGCGTAATCGCGGGCGACTCGCCCTCAAAGAAATAGCGCCCGCCAGGGTTGGTTATGGCGTCACGCTCCATCGCAGAGAGCGCATCTCCAAACACGCCTTCGATGTCGGCGCGCGACGCCGCGCCCTGCTTCAGACCGCGTGCGCTAAAGACAACTTCGCGAACGCCATCCGGTCGCTGCGTGATCCGAACATTTGTCAGCGCTTCGCCTGGGAACTGATACATTGTCATAGGGGTGTTCTCATCCCATGACATGCGCGACACTTCGGCCGTTTGCCCCCGCTGTAAGCGGGCGTTCTGGTTGCGAACCATGTCGATAAGTCGAACACGTTCGGCAGATGCAGCTTGCATCCCAGTCTTTTTCTCAACGCGCGCGCGGATAATCCCTGCCGCCAGAGGATCATCCATGCCCAAAGCCGCGCTTAGTTCTTCATTTGATATGTCCGGTGAGCGGCGAAGCACATCACGCGCGGCGATCTCTCTAGGTGAAAGATAGCCAGTCGCATTGCTTCCTCCCTGTCCACCGCCCGCGTCGGGTCCAGTTCGACGCGGCGCTGCCTTCGGAGGCATAGCATCTGAAGATACATAGCGGCCTTTGAACGCGCCTGTAGCGTCCATGGCGGGGATTTCACGGCGGCCAGCCGCACGCATCACCTCCAAGCGATGATTGCCGTCAATCACATCCCAAGCGCCGTTACGGGCATCACGCGCAATCATAATTGGCGGCGGTTCCGATTGCGCAAGCAAGTCTGCGTAATGAGCCACCTTATCTTTATCGCGCCACCCAGGCCCAACATCCGGCAGGTCATCCAACGACACCCGCGACGTTGGCAGCCTTAGGTTTTCGGTTGGCATTTCCATACTTAGGCGACCATACGCCTGCCTAAGCGCTTCTTCCTGTCCTGCTACTCCTGGCTCTGCGCTGCGTGCCGATAAATCGACTAGCGCTTCACGCAGACTAGGTGACGCGCGGCGCACGCCACGACCCCCAAGCCTTGCGGCCAGCAATTCGATAAGCCCAGCCCCGCTCATGTCGGCAACTCGTTCACCCAAATCCCGGTGAGAGCATAACCGATGGGATCAGTGATGCGGATTTTAACAAGGAAGCCGTCTGCAGCGTTGGCAATGCCTAGACGATAGAGAGTAGGGCGAACGTTGTATTTTCCGGCCGCGCCTAACGATACTTCACGCTCAACACCAATCTGTTGAAGGCTATCGAGCGAGCCGCCATCACGGTAGAATGTCACGTAAGCTTTAGGCTCTGATCCTTGACCGCTGAGCGGTTGACCAAACGCTTTAATGTCCAACGTGATGTTGGAGATTGGCATCTTCTCGCCGAGCGGCACATGCACCATGGCCACGCGCTCGATTGCCGTTCCAGCATCGCTATAGACGTTGCTGTCCCACGTATAAACGCCATCGCCTTGATCTGATGCAACGACATGATAGCCGTTGAAGCGCGCGTAGTGGACAAGATTGAAGTCACTGCCAAGCGCCGTGCGCTGGTGAAACTTACGCGTTAGAGCATCGAAGGCATACGCCTTGCCATCTGGCAGGCGAGCGATGAACGTACTGTGCGACCCGTTGAGATAGGAATAGCACTGCACGGTTGCGATGTCTGTTTCGCTGAACGATTCTAGCGCCGTTTCCAAAGCGCGATTTACAACCCGCTGCGGTACGTAACCGTTCAGCTCATAAAGCACCCGATCATCGCCAACGAACATGGCATAGCTATCCATGCGCGCCCATGCATCACGGCCAACGATACCGCGATTGATGATGATGGAGCCTAGAACGTCAAAGGCTTCAGAATCGACGCCGCCAACAGCCCGCCATGGCTGGGTAGTGGCAGCGCCAAAGTGAAAGAGATCGCCGCCGATTTCAGCTTGCGCGCGGATTTCATCTGGATAGCGTGCCGACGCTGCAAAGCCAGTCGCCGGCCAAGCGGTAGCATCTCCTACGCTACTCCAATCGAATGTATCGGAGCCTTGTTCGCTGGTGACGATACGATCAGCGAGCGAGCTAAGCGTATAGGCATTGGCTGGGAAATCAGGGTCAACGATTTGGGTAAGCGTCGTTCCGTCCCATTGATAAAGGTTGCCGGAGCCAAGCAGAATAAGATTAGCCCCGAGCGCATCCATCAGCACGCGGCCAGAGCCAAGAATTGTCCCGCAAGCGGTTGCGTTCCAACTCGTATCGATGGAATAGAGCGTGGATCCTGCAACGATGAATAATAGTCCGTCTTGGACGCCAGCCCGAGAGAAAGCGCCTCTGATCTTTTGCCCAGAGGATGGCTGAACCCTAAGCGTCATGCCTGGCGTTGGCACGATCACGTAGGTGCTGCGCTTGCCAGAGCCTTCAGCTTGCGGCTCAAGATAGCAGTTCTTCAAGATAAGCGGAGTCAGCCCTTTAGCGGAGCGATCATCCGTGTTGGCTGCGATAGGGAAGAAGGCCATGGGTTAGTACCCCTGATCTTCATGTCCACTAAACCCGATTGAGCCTTGCATGCCTCCGATGCCCGCTTGTCTGGCGCGCTCGGCACGATCTGCCTGCAGCTTACGAATGGCGTTAAGCAACGCTATCGTTTCCGGCTCATCGTCTAATGGGCGCAAAAGCGCATGGCCGAAGGCGTTGTTTTGGTTTTCCAGATTGCGAAGCACCAGAGCAGAATAGGCGCCCTTACCGAGAGCGCCCGCCGCGCCCACGATATTGCCTCCCGCTGCTAGGTGAGCGCCAGCGTGCGCCATGGAGTCTGTCAGATGATCCGCACCACGCGAAAGCCTGCGCGCCGTGCGCGAATTTCCGGTCCAGCTAGACGCGCGACGCAGATTCTCAGCCCGCTCAATCGCGCGATCTAAAAACTGATCAATCTCGCGCGGCCGGTCACTGAACACTGCGCGCAATCGATTTTGCAGACCAACACGGTCAAGAACTTCGCCCGCATTGCGTGTCTTATCGCTTGCAGCGCTGACGTAATCATCAACCTTTTGCAAGATTTCCTGCACGACGCCGGATCGGTAGGCGCGGCGCTCAAACGGCGTTGTAAACCGGCGCCGTCCTGTTGGCGTCGTAGTCTCGCGCATAAACCGCGTAATTTCTTCCGGGTCCATACGCAGGATGCGTTGGCCCACGGTAGAATTGCCATCGCGATCTAGATGCAATGCGCGCTCTGCGTCGTAAGTGCTTCCACGTTGCGAGCGCACGGCTTGATAGCCGGGGAGGGCATCATCAAGAGCGCGGATATAGGTATTGCGATAATCATCTAGCAGATTTTGCTCGCTGCGCCCTGCAGGAGACAGGGAGCGATGATCTGTGGCGGCCTTCAACTCATCATCAATGTTGACTTTAAGGTCATGCAATTGACGCCCGTTGACTTCGGGTGAAAGGCGGTAGCCTTCTGGGGTCCGCTCAACCGAACGCGCAGGCGCCATGCCTCCATTGACGCGAGATAGTTGGGATTGACCTTCTTCTACGCGGAACCGGCGCGCCAACACCGGCTGCATTTCCGGTGTTTCCATAAGGGGAACGATGCGGCGTTGAACGATGTCTGCAAGCGGCGCCTGCGCAGTTACACGCTCGTACCCATCACTCGCGCCTTGCGCTGCGGCACGCAGCTTGTCGATCAATTCTCCCGGCGTTTCGCGCACGCCAAGGATGCCGCGCATCTCGGCGCGAAGCTGGGTTGGAAAAGCGGAAGCGAGCTCACGCTGAATTTCAGTGACCCGCGTAAGTGACTCGCCTGGAAGGTTGGCGATTGTATCGACTTCAGCAGAGAGTTCCGGTCCCGTATCAGCAATGCGGCGCACAACGGGAGCACGTCCGGCCGCGACATCCGCTGCATTATCGGCTACGCTTGATGTACGAAGGGCATCTAGTTCGTCAACGCTGGTGCGTTGGCGATGCAAAGCGTCCGTCATCCGACGCACGGCATTACGATCAGGAGGGGGGGCGCCTGCGCCAGCCGCAGCTGGCTCGCCTCCGCCTGGAATTGGCGGAGCGCCTGGAATAACAGAATTAGCACGGCCCGGCCCGAAGGCTTCGGTAGGATTGCGCCAAGCGCGACGGATGCCCGCAAGAATAGGTCCGCCAACAGCCGCCAAAACTGGCCTGCCGCCCAAACCGACGCCTGCGCCAATCATCGCGCTTTGACCGGGATCGGCGCCGGTGAACATGCTAGAAGCGCCACCAATGGCTGCGCCCGTTGCGGACCGAATGGCAGGCGAATACCATTGACCACCGTGCGCTAAGCCTTGAAACGCTATTGGCGATACCGCACCGAGCCCGCCACCAAGAATAGCGCCGCCAATCGCACCTTCTAGCCGATTGCCCTCATTAGCTGCGCCAGCGCCATACACACCGCCAAACATCGCCCCGGTCTCAAGACCGCGAATGCCTTGCGCCAAGACAGCGCCGCCACCACCACCAGATGCCATGCGGCCCAACGTGCTGCCGAATGGCACAAGCCGCTCACCAGCCATCACGCCGCGCGCAAGGTTAGCAGCGCGAGCTGCGCCTTGAAGGCCAAGCCTAGACGCTGCAAATTCACCCGCGCCTGGAACAACCATTGTTGCAGCAGCGCCGGCAAACGTCCCCGCCATGGTCGATATGGGATGAAGACGACGCGCTTCCTCTAGACGAGCGCGAGCCGCGTCAACCCGTTGACGATAGGCGAGGGCGTAATCGCCACCACCTAAGACGGCCCCGATGCCTGCGATGGCGCCAGCACCTTCGTCACCAAATCCCAAAGACGCTGCATCCGCTGCACCATATCCAAAGGCGCGCGCCTCGTCTCCCGTTGGCATATGCCATGACATTGGAGCGGCCTGTTCACGCAAATCAAGATGCGCAAACGGGTCGTCGCCAACTGCATCGCTAGATACAATCGGGTCTAAGTCTAGACCTGCGAAGGGATCGGCGGCAGTCATGATCTATCCCCCTCGCACAGGCTGAATAGTTGTCGGAATTGCTGGACGTTGTGACGCGCCAGAAAGCGAGCGCTCAGCATCCTCGACTGAAACACCTGTACGTTGCCTAAATTGCTCTGCCGTCGCTCCACCGCTACGGACAAGCTCAATGGCGCTTTGCAGGCTTGCGCGCGCAAAGCGCCTTCCGCCTACAGATACGTTTCCGGTTGGTGCGGTCGTTGCCCCAGGCGTCTCTCCGCCACCATGCGGCGTTGCGCCATCGCCTTGCGTTACAGCTTCCCCGTATGGCGTTCTCATCGCCTCGGTTAGGGATTGTTGTTCGGCATCAAGTGAATGCATGCGGTTAGCCATTTCCGCGCGCATCTGTTGAGAGACGGCACGGATTTGCTCTGTCGTCATGCTAGAATTAATCATGCGGTGCGCTTGTTCGCGCGCGCTATCTGTAGCTGCCGCTCCACCAGTAGCGCCAGACATGACCTTGGCGTACTCTTCTGCGAAGGTTTCAATGGCAATAGTCAATTGCTGCACGTCTGGATCGCCTACGCCACGGCGGCGCGCTTCTAACAGCATGTCATTGATGATAGGCGAACCGGTTCTCTGAACGCGCTCTGACGCAGCCACCGCCAAATCGAGATTGCGAAGGGCAGTCTGTTCAAAGTTATGAATTTGAGCACGCTGCGTCGTGATACGACTGAGCGCTTGACTATTTGCCGTCAAGGAACGCTGCATGATAATATCGGCTTCAGCCGTTGAACCCTCTGCGCGAGCCATTTGTGCGGCACGCGCCAGCACTTGCTGGCGCATAGCCGATCCTGTTTGGCCTGAGCCAAGCGAAGGCATGCGGCCGGTCTGCCTATATTGGCGCGCCGCGTATTCCACCGCTTCGCTACCGAACATCTGCTCTTGCATTGCGGCTTGGCGATCTGCTTGCTCGCGCTGTAGGTTAAACTGCGCCGCCTGCAGTTCATATTGCCGATCTTGTTGACGATCTTGCACAGCGTAGCGCTCTTGGCGCTCGCGGCCTGCAAAGATATCGGCCGCTCCCATGGAGCCTTGGGCTGCGCTCGTAAGCGCCGTATCAGACAAATCGGTTGCGTCATCATCGATAAGCGCTTGGATATGCGGGTCGTTTGCGTATGGAGAATTGGATACAGCCGCACGAGCACGCTCAAGCCGTTGCTCTTGAGGTACGCCAAGCAGGCTCGCCGCTGTGGAGCCAAGAAACTGCGCTCGCTGCGCATGGTTCTCGCGTTCTTGCTGCGTCAGCCGATTCGCGTAATCTGTCAGATTCGCCCACATCTCAGCATCGCCCGCGCCAAGCGCCGCATTCGCGCCAGCCTGTGCAGTTTGTTGCGGCGTAGCGTTCGGGCCAAGGTTTGTCATCGCCCCGGAGATAGCCGTGCGATTGGTGCGATTGCGACGCGCTTCAGCCAAGCTACTGTAAGCGCCAGCCTCATTGACAAGGCCAGCCGACATAAGCGCATTTTCAGCGCCTTCAGTATCGCCTGCGCCATACGCAGAGCCAGCTTGCTCCAGCGCGTTTTGGCGACGGCGCGCTTCGCCTTCTTCGCGGCCCGCTTGATTGCCAGCGATGAAGTTTTGAAAAATTTGGCCCATTAGCCACCACCTCCGAATGTTGGAAGTTGCGGCACTTGCGGCAACGAATAGCCACCGCCACCACTGTTTGACGTCTTGAAGTAGTTCTGGCCGCCGGGGCGATAGTTGCCGGAGATATAGCCAGCAAGGCCCGCAATATCAGAGGCAGCATTGCCCCAAGCTTGCGCGCCTTGCATGTTGTATTGGCCTTGAAGCGCTGACGATTGAGCAAGCGCGTTAGATGCGTTGTTCGCAAACGTCTGTCCGCCAGAGGCGCGACCTGAATCCGCTTGGAAACCGGTCCCCGCAACACCCGCAAGCGAGTTCAGATAGTTCTGCGTTGCGTTGCCGCGATAGCCTTGCTGGATGTCTGAGGCAGCACGAAGCGCCTTACCCGAGTTGATGCTTCCACCACGGCCCATAGCTGCATTGGTTGACTGCAGCGCATTCATCGCTTGGCCGGTTGCGTATTGTGCATCCTGCCAGAACGGGGAGTTTTCAAAGCCTGCGTCGTAGTCCGAACGTGCAGCCGTGATCGTATCGCCCGTACCAGTCGGCGCCACACCGATAGCCGCGTTATACATGCGGCGCGCGGAGTTACCCTCAGTAGAGTAGGGCGTCAGGATCCGATCTGCGTTATCGTAAGCTTCGCGTTGCAGCGCGATCTGCTCGCTTGCCGTTTGCGCGGCCTGCTGGCTTGCCTTCTTCGCAGCGGAAGATTGCTTATTGGCCGAATAGATCGAGGCGCCGGCCGTGACTGCCGTGGCGATTAGTGCAACTGGCATAGGCCGCTCCGATCCATTTCTGACTGAGTGATTTTATCACTCCCCCAGCCCTTGGAGGCTTTGAAAAAGGCGTCGCGCGTCATCTCAAGTTCGTGGATGATTTGCTCTTTGCCGCTCAAAATCCCGCCATCGTCAAAGCGGTCACGGAGCTGTTCAAAGCCGGTTGCGAGCGCTAATCTAAGCGCGCCGCTATTGTCTTCTGGAACGTCCGTAATGAGCACTGAAGCATGAGTTTCCTTGAACATATAACGCGCCGCTTGGCGGGCAGCGTTGACGGCTTTCTCACCTCGCCCAGAGGGAAGAAACTGCGTGTGAACTTCATAGATGCCGGGGCCAAGCTTCACGAAGACAAAGCCGCCGTACTCATTCACCAGCGCGATATTCTCAAAGTTCGCCACCAGCGCATCCATCGAAATAGGGGAGGCGCGATCCTGCCCTAACCACGGCCTTACATCGGCATGGTTCACGACCTGATTGAGAAAGGCCGGATCGAATGTGCGGCGGAGGGTCACTTTATTGCGCCATCTTCTGACGTTGGCGCATAATCTCTACGGCTTGCTGACGTAGCATTTCGCCCTCAGCGCTTTGCTCGCCCAGTTTAGGGCTACCCAGAACCGCCAACTCTTGCGGCGTCATCATGGTAAGGTCTTCAATACCTGTTGCTTGTTGCGCCCGTTGGTATTGCGCCGCCATGCCGCCGCCGATGGCAAGCAAACCACCGCCACCTAGCACGCCCATGCTGGCTCCGGCTCCAGCAAGGGCTACCTCTTCAGGATTTTCACTGATGTAATCACCAACGCGTTGCATCATTCCGCGCCGCCCTTCGCTCGCTTCCGCAAACCGCGCCGCATCATCCACATGAGACGCTTCACGCGCAGCAGCGCGGCCAATGCCTCGCTCGGCTGCGGATGCCGCCAAGGCTTCGCGCAAACTCGTGCGGATCATGCTCCCCGCCCCAGCAACCCCTAGACCGGCGCCAATACCTGCGCCGGTTAGAATGTCTTGCCCAAGCTCACCATCCTCTGTGTGGCCATTCAGCGCCCCGATTGCACCGCCAAAACCGCCACCAGCTATCGCGCCCGGCATAGGAGCCGCTAATGTGCGTTCCACTCTTGGATCGCGCGCAACTTCTGCCAAAGCTCGGCGCAGCGCGCTCATCGGAATAGCCATCTTAAAACTCCTAACTCAATCTCGCGCACGCTCGTAAAGCGCGCCTTAATATCCACCAACACGAATACGAATGTCGCCGCGTCTGTCGGCGGTCATCGCCATATCGTAAAGCTTCACTGCGCGG